TCGGTCATCGCATCGCATGGGCACTTCATTACGGCAGATGGCCTGACCACCAACTTGATCACATAAACGGAGTCAGATCAGATAACAAGCTTGCCAACCTTCGCGAAGTAACCAATTCAGTCAACCAGCATAACCGGCGCGACATGGTGAGAAAGAATGGAAGCCTAAAAGGCACTTCATTTAGTAAAAAGCTTGGGCAATGGAATGCTTCTATCGTCATCGACAGCAAGCGTTTTCATCTTGGGACATTTGCATCTGAAGAAGAAGCACATGCGATCTATGCTGAAGCAAAAGCAGGCGCAGCAAAGCTCAAAGAGTGTAACTTGCAATATAGTTGATGTAAACTATTGCTATACCGAAACCGGAGCGGTTCTCCGGTAATCTCTAGGAGTTTTACAAATGAAAAAAGTATTCTATGCAGTATTTGCAGCAATTGTAGTAGCTCTGTCGGCTTGTGGCGGTGCTCATGCAGCTGACACCATTAAAGGCGTAGGAGTAAATGGCCAAGAAGTCGTGGGGACCAAGCACATTTTTGCCGTGAAGTCGGTATCCGGCGTAACTAGCTATCGTTCCGCTATTGGCGCTGGCAATGCTATGCCAATGAACGATGCTAGCGGGGCACAATACACCAAGGCCGTTGCTAGTTTTGGCACTGGCAATGCACTGTCCGCATCGAACGGTTGGACTTACGATCTGGGGAAGGTGAAAGTACGATGCTACAATCCACAGACGTCGATCGTAGAAATTGATGGTGTAACGAACGCCGATTTCATCACCGATAATTGCGCATTTGCGACGGCAGCAAATAGCCAATAACCAACATCACATAAAGCAGAAAGCCCCTGATATGATGGGGCTTTTTCTATTTCTGAGCGATCAACCTAGTCTTTTCCGCACTGTTCTTTGTGCTGCCATAGAAGTACGCTAGGATCGTTCCTAGCACTGTCGAAATAAGTACGCCAAGGATCGTATCTGCGATTCGCTGCCCTGCGGCTGAAGGAGGCCAGAAGGTTACACAGCTAAAGTAAGCCATGGCAAACAATGACCATGCTGCTGCCAGATAGTAAACGAATCGCTTACTGAACAGATCATCTTGACCGAGTGCGGCAATTTGCATTGCTCGGGCGCTCTGCACATCTTGCAGATAGGCTTTCTGTAGATCCGTATCCGCTTCCAATACTTTCTGTTGGAATTGCGCTGCAAGCTCTGTATTGACCTTCAGAGCCGCCAAAACGTCTTCCGGTGACTTGGACCCTGTCACAGTCTGCGCAATGCCTACAACCTGTTCTGCTACGTTTACAGCCTTCTCGCTACCAGTGAAGTATTTAATGATGCCAGGCGCGAACTGTGCGAGGCCGAGGGCCAGTGAAACAGGGTCCATTAGAATTCCCCTGTCCGAATCATTTCGGTAACTCGCTTTGCCCTGGCGGGGACTTGCTTCCCCCATCGACTATCAAGTGCCTCATTGGCGGCTAATTCATACTGCCCATTGCGTAGAAACTGGAATGACTTCTTAAACGCCAGCAATCCAGTAATCCCAAGCTGAAAGCACATCGAAGCCAATGCTACCTGTCGCGCATCGCACATGCCGCGCCACCAGGTCAGATTAACGTCTAGTTGGCGTTCTACTCGGGTGATATCGTTTCCGAGCAGGTACATGATTTCGTCATCAGATAGGCCAACATCGTCTAGGTTGCGGCCTACGCCAATACTCAATTTGTTGACGGTATCTTTATAGGGCTTGCTGAGCTTACCCTCTTCACGCTCCAAATGTTCGATGAGCTTTTGACGGTTCATGCTTCATCCTCTTGACGATAACTACGCCATTCCCTAACAAGTTTAATGACTTGAATCGTCAAAACCACTGCCGCCGTACACATACCTAACGTCACAGAAATAAACCCCATCCATCCGGTGATAATTTCCATTCTTGAAGCGACGCCAGTTGCACCAGCACCCGCAGCAACAAATGTGGCTACTTTCGGATTACTAGCCGCTGTGAAAATGGCTTCTTTTGCGTTGTCGATTTGATCGTTCATTTCGTTTCCGCTTAATGATCAGCCTAAGCCCTGACACTAGGAGCGCCAGGAACCACAGCGTGCTCGTAATAGTCAGCATCGTGGCGGCCCACATAAAGTAGTCGTAGATATTGCACATAGCTCAAAACCCCAATCAGATAGTTATACATTTCTGGCGGGGAATAGGCCATATATAGGCGATAACCTACGTAATTAATGACCACTGAAGCAATGCATGAGGCTTGTATGTGGTCGCATAAACGCCCTGAGATAAGATGCTGGGTTATCCAGAGCAAAAACAAATCAACGGCGGCAGCGCTCCCATGATAGATAAACATCATCTGCGGAGTATTAGCGCATCCGAGCATTATCCAATCATGTACTTTTGCTGATAAAACAAATACAGCAATCAGCAAGAAACGCTGCCGCCATCCGTTCATTTCGTTTTCTTTGGCTTTGGCGGAATCATCGTTTTTTGATCTGGCGGCCGTTGTTGACCGCCTCCACCAGTGGCATTCATTTTCTTCATATTCATTCCTTTCATTTTTTAAGTTGATTTCGAAGTGCCGCTGCTTGTTGTTCAAGCTCTGCAATTCTAACAGTGTTGCCTTCTCGCAAAGCCCGGATTGACTTGCGGTCAATCTCGCTCAAGGCGGCAAGGATAGGAGCGTTGAGCATTTCTGACGATGGGCCAGCCGTGCGCCGCGACTCGATCTCTGCCAACTCATCCGGCGTAGCGTCACGTTCGCGCTGTTCACCATCGGCCCATTCACAAATTTTTGCCATAACTATTCCTTACGTTTTTGCAATGCCGTAGACCTTCACCGAACCCTGTGCGGAGAAGTTATTGCCGGACTCCCAGTACAGGCGGAAACCTGTTACCACGCCGCCATTGAATCCAACCCAGCGAGCACTCCCAAGATGGGTTGGAGTAGCATTTGTTTGAAGAAGGGAAAACATATCACCTCCCTTCATTTGGGTTGCATGGTTTGCATTCTGGATGCGAATATGACCCACACTACCAATGCCAGCCGCTAGCCAAGTGCCAGTGCTTACCAGAACACTTGTGAGAGCTGTGCTTGTCCCGTTGCTATCTGCGCCAAAGTAATTCGACCCAGTCACCACACTTCCAGCGACGGCATAACGGATAGAAAGACGATCATCGGCAGCCGGTTTGATACCGTCGAAAATGATCAGATAATCGTCATAAGTGGCGCTGAAGGTGTTCAGGAAATCCACATTGGCAGCGGCGGTTGGGGTGAGCGTAGCCAAGAGCCGCATTGCTGGCGTAATCAGTGCCTGCCCACTCGCGCGCTCATACTTCACGACACGAGCGTTGCCAGAGCCATCGCCGCGCACCGTCGCGCAATCCCCTGCTGCTGTCGTGATATTCGTCCCGGTTGGCAAGATCAACGTTGTGGCGTTGTGAGTCAACGTCAAGGTGCCATCGAATACGATTTCACGCTCTGCCCCGTTGGGGATGGTAATCGCGGTGATTGTCGTTGTGCCGGTGACGTGGACAAGGTTGCCTGTTGCAGTCGTCAGGTTTATCGTGGCCGCACTTGCGATGTCAGCACCTTTCACCTCATTTTGTGCATAGCCGGTATGTGTTTGGGTGAAGGATGCTGCCGATCCATCTGACCGCAGGAATCCCAACGACTGCGCGGGGAGTGCGGCATTCATCGCTACCGCATTGACCCAGGAAGTACTCGGGATCAGCAAGCTGTTGTCAGTTGGCGCAGGATTGGCAACGATAGAGGGCGACGTGAATGCTGGCGAATTAAAGACCTGGCCATAGTTCGCCGAATCACCCGATGCACTGCCAGATACGAGACCCGTAATCTTGAACCCACCAGCAGGAATATTTGCCAGCCATGGAGATTGACCGTCCCGAGTAACGCAATTAGTCAATCCCGCAGCAATATCGTTGCTATCGGTATCAGTGCGAGTTGCATCAACAAAAATACCATTAGCGGCATCTTGCGTCCATTGATAAATCCTTGTAAAAACGCCAACGCCGTTAAATGCCATGGTAATTCTCGCTTTCTTTGCTAAACTGCTGTCATTGTAATTCCATCTGGATACTTATGGAACCGTGGCTCATTGCTTTAATTCTTCGTCCATTCATAGCTTTAGCTATTCTCGGATTCATTGCATTGCCGATTAAATTACTTGTTCAGCATTATATGCGGCCTTGTGCTCTCAAATCCTTCTTACTGTTGCCCCTGAATGATGGCAGGAACGGCAAACGCTGATCCTTGAGCACCAACACGCAGGATTTCAGCAATCTTACTTGGCGGGACACCTGCATTCCTCAATGCTTCGGCTGCTTTCTGCGGGTCACGCAACGTATCGGCAAGAATGTTCCGCATAGCCTCATCGCTCTGTCCATACAGGAAATTACCTGCTGCTTTGGCATATCCACCTGGCACACGTGCAATCGAACCAATCCAACTAGGCAAGCCAGCTTCGTTAATCAGATTGGACATAGACATTTTCTGCACAGTGTCTGATCCCACTCCCTTACCGGCTTCTTGCGCAGCGGCACGCATAGCAGAATCAGACACAACGCCTTGCAATGCGCCCATCTGCTCAGGAGTCATGATGTTTTTCAGCGTGGCCGACTTCATGCCTGTGACATTCTTTGCCAGTTGATCGCCATTCCTCAGCGCTTGGGCCAATGCATCTGCGCGTGATTTGAATGGGACGCCACCAGTATCAGCAAGAGCAGGAACGAAACGGTTATAAAGTTCCTGCCCAATATCCTGTTGGCTGATCGGCTTGCTCATTTCTGCGAACGTTTGGCGAGCCTGACCGTATTCCGGAATCTGCGCTTCAAGTTGCTGAAGGAACTCATTGCGAGTCGCATCAGCAGCCGCCTTTTTAGCGCCCATGAACCCCTGTTGCGGGTCCATAATCGCAGTATCAAGCCCCATTTTAAGGTCATGCAGAGCTTGGCCTGTATATCCTGGCTGACCATTAGGCAAAGTCGCACCAAATGTTCCGCCACGTTCGGCAGCAAGATCAGTTGCAGCACGAGTAGCGGCTTGCATAGATGGACGTTGCAACAATGCCTCAAATTCAGGCGTAGGGTTAAATGTGGCCTTCGTAGCTGCTTCATACAATGGAGCCGTAGCTGCCTCACGTGCGGTAACTACTGCCGCTCGCTGTTCTGGCGTACCTGCCACACCACGCAATGCATTAACCAATGCCGCCTGTTGCGAAGTATCGATATCCCCAAACTCTGCTGGTTGAATGGCGCGGGCAGCACGTTCAAGCGAAGCCAATCCAGCATCATCAGCCAATTGACCGGCAGTCGGTTGAAATCCAGGCGTTGCAGCAGTCCGAGTTGCAAGATTCTGCGCGGCTTGTTCAGGATTGGATGCCGCACGACGCAAAGCCTTAGCAACGATCCGTGCGCGGCCAGCATCAGTAATCGGGTCAATCAATGCAGCCTTGCCAATTTGAGCAGTCTTGATAGCAGCAGGCACAGCAGCCCCGAAAAGAGCGCCAGTGCCGATATTTTGCAGTCGGCTATCCTTTTCACCTACTGGCTGCAAAGCGCCTTGTGCGGCTCCTAATAGCGCCGCTCCACCAATCGTATTAGCGCCGGGGATAAATGCGGTAGGCAATGCAGCGGCCACGGAACCAGCTACATTGCCGATAGTTCCGGCCCCAGTACGCATCAAGGGAGCATCCAGTCGGCGAGATTCTTCGATATCGGCAGCAGTTGGCAGCCCAAGACGATTAGCGGCAGATTCGCCAATGCCACCACGCAGCAATTGGCCTGCCCCACGCCCAAGATCAACAAATGCTTTACCAGCACCAGCAAGTAGTTTCTCGCTAGTACTCATCCCCTGCGTTGGATCATATATCGCTTGTTGAGCAGGCTGAATGACAGGGGCCGAACGATGGCGGCGAATCTCTGCCGCAATCATCTGTGCAGCTTGCGAATCACCAGCAGCATCAGCATTGCGCAGTGCTGTTTCCAGTTGTGCCAGATCAGCCATTAACGGCCTCCGTATTTGTTCAGCAGGTCATCGATGCTAGGAGCATTTGGCATCCCCTGTGTTTGTTTCAGTGCTTGAGTTGCCATGCTGCCTTGATTACGTTCAAGATACTTTTGATTCAATCGGAGAATGGTATCTGCCGCCGCTTGTTTGATATCAGATGGAACTGTTGGATCGCCGATACGTCCAGCCATTTCCTTATAAAGCAGAACGTCTTTATCAGATTGAGGACCAGACATTTTCGGCATCTTGGATACCAGTTGACCACCGATTGCGGCCAAGCGAGCGGCGTCTTGACCGGCATTAGTAGATTTACCAACAAGGCCCAATGCTGCATCACGAAGATTGCCTACAGTGCTGCTAGTAGCGCTTTGAATGAATGGGGTTGCTTCTTGAAGTAAACCAACTACTGATTGAGCATCAGCAATCTTTTGTTGTGCTTCGGGCGATTGAGCATTCTTTGCCAGATCACGCGCAAGCGCTACCTGATTTTCGGCTTGCCCTACTTGCAGTGCTTCCTGTGCTTTGGACATAAGTGGAATACCTGGCTGGCCTTGCGGCTGTTGGCCGCCACTGCGCATCCATTCGCCGACAGCCTGCATTACTTGCGGATCACCGCTAGCTTGTGCAGCTTGAATGATTTGCTGTGGAGTGCGGCCAGCCATATTGATCGACACGCCATTAGAAGCCTGGAAACTAACTGGCGCATTTGCTTGAGGCTGCTGACCACCTCCAGCCATCTTGGCGGCTTGTTCTTCAGTGAGAAGTACAGGGCCATTCGGAGTATTGACCGTGATCGTATTGAATCCGGCGCGTCCTCCTGCTTCTTGGCGGGCCTTTTCACCTGCCAATTGAGCGATATTTTCAGAGCCTTGGATACGATTGATCTGCGGGCCATTAGGGCCGAAACTACCTTGCGTACCAGCGCCGAAATCAGGAGCGGCAGCAACGAATTGACCAGTGCTAGGGTTGAACACACTAGTTCCTGCGGCCACATTCGTAACGCCGCCAGCCAATTCTTTCCCAAGGCGCGCTTTGCCATATGCATTCGGATCAATGCCTTGAGCCAAAAGATTGCGGGTTTCTTCAGGCGTAGTCAATTCGTTCTCAATCAATTTCTTAGCTAGAGCAGGATCATAGTTATTCGCGGCCAGAATCTTTGCCCATCGAGAGCGCGTAGCCTGATCAACTTGTGGCGCAGCAGGAGTTTGTGTCGGAACTTCGCCCATACTCTCATCAGTGAGCCCCATTCCAAGTTGGACTGGCTGACGTGGGGCTGACTGTGCGCCTTGGTCGAAAGTACCGGCAGGAGCGAGGGACCGCAATGCTGCTGCCTGGCGTTCTGCGGCAGTTTGACCTAGCTTTGCCTCATCAGCCGCATTCTGTTCTTGCCCTTTATTTGCAAGGTAAGCCGTTGCAAGCTTAAATGCGCCTTGCCATGGGCTAATAGGAACCACTCGACCCGAGACTTGTTGTTGCTCGATTGGTGCTAGGGATTGAACGCGCAATGCATCAGCAATTTGCTGGCGGCGAGCAAGATCAATCTGTTGAGCTTGCAAGTCTTGCTGACTTGGCCCAAAACTAATCGTATTTGGAGATTTGGTAGCCATATTTTAGAAGAGTTTATTGCCAAGCCAACTAGAGCCAAGGGCAGCCGATCCAAGACCGAACAGCCCACCAGTAATCGCATTATTCCCCGCTACTTGCGCATTATAGTTTGCCAGTTGGCCTTGATACTGGTTGTTATAAAGCCCAGTAACATCAGTATTGCCAACCGCCGATTGTGGCACACCAGAGAATTGCGGCGCAGTTACTTGCGATCCAGAACGCAATGCATTCAATTCATTCAAAGGCTGCTGACGTAGATAATTCTGCTCATTGATATATTGATTGCGGCCTTGATTTTGCAGATTAGCGTTAGTGACGCCCTGATTGAACAATTGTCCATATACAGAATTATTCAATCCGGCATTTTGGAATGCTTGCCCAAAACCTTGCGCTTGAGCTTGATTATGGAATTGTGCATTATTCAATGCTTGACCGTATGCATTCTGATTTGAAGCCAATCCAATCCCAAACAAACGAGATTGCTCTTGACCGCCACCAGTAATAGCATTATTACGTGCATTGCCATATGCGAACTCTTTATTTCGGCTAAAGTCACCTACTGCACGATTCCAGGCGTCAGAATTCTGTGCAATACCTTGCTGAACAAGTTTATTCTCTAGGTCAGATTGATCCTGTTTCCATTGCGGATCAAGGAATGCCGATTGCTGCTTATAAAGCGCGTCCCTTTGCGTTTGCAAATCTTCTGCCAGTTTATCGCCACCAATCAATGCAGGGACTTTACTAGTATCCACATCGTTTTGGATACTTCCATATGAAACATTGTTCACATATTTGCTTGGATTAAATCCGACACTATTTACTTGCGATGGCGCATTGTTATAGTTGAATGGCTGACTAAGCGCATTTGATGTAGTGCCAAGCTGATTCAGCCCGAGATTAGCCAATGCCTGACTGATTTGGTCATTTGACTGTAAAAGCTTCTGCTGCTCTGGCGAGAGATTAATCGTTTGCGTATACTTCGGGATCCCGTTCGCATCAACACCATTTTGACTATACGTCAGATTACCCCAAGGAGTAACTTGATCGATGCGATTCAGCGCTGCATTGGCAATCGCAGTATCTTTGTTTTGCTGAGTTTGGGCCGCGGCGACGACATTTGGATCTGGTGCTGGCGGCGGTTTTGGACTACTTTTACCCATGATTTTCCCTCTCTATCCACTTACATTCTTCGCGCAGCATTCCGTAGATTACGCAGTCATCATCATTAAAACCGCGCCGCATGATGCCTTCTTGCTTGAATCCCGTTTTCTCAAGAAATTGTCGCGTATGCTTATTTCTCAATGGCGTCAATGCTGTAACTCGATTGCATTGAAGCTGAGAAAAAGGGTATTCAAATATTGTCGCTAGTATATTCCTAGTCAGCCATCTTGAGGAATCCGCAGCGCAAGACATTTGAATATCATGATCACGGTATTCATGATAAACGACAGCGCCTAATGGATTGCCTGTCTCATCCATCACGCCAATAGTCTTCATATTGGAAAACGATTCGACGTGAGGAATGCGTTCACATACCCATTTAGCAATGCTTTCATGCCCAATATCATCATGGGCAATGAAAAGCTTCATAGCACGCCACCCAAGCGGAATACATATGTCACTGCTTGCCAATTGGTCGCACTCATATTGTTCACAATGCGCATATGCAGCGCACCAGCATTACCAACGCCAGTCAGTCCTTGCCAATCCGTCTTGGTGCTAACACCAGGGCTCCATGGGAACGTATTCCATAGCTTAGTGTTCCATAGTGTTCCTCCAACTCCACTAAAGGTAGGATTTGCAATCGGATAGTTATCGTTGAAATCCATATCAATCCCTAGCGTAGCAGTCATATTGCCAGTGAGATTGAAAATAGGCTGAGCCATAGTGATATGTTTTTTACGACCTGGCGATCCAAAATACTGGAAAGCGGTCTTTGCTTCTCCGAAGATATAACCACCATCATCAGAATAACCAGTATCCGCTTTTGCTACATATGCAGAACCAGCGATAATATTTGAACCAAAATACAAATCATTACCTAAAATCTCAAAAGTATTTGCGTTCCAATTAGTGAATTTGCACCATGAATTATTCACAGCGTTCATCACATATTGGTATTGATTCGCATTTTGTACTTGAGGAATATTAACTAATATCTTATTGCCAGTTGGGTAATAAATCGCATGGAATCCAAAGTTATTGAAATAACTTTCAGTGTCGCTATTAACTAAAGTAGAAATTTTATCGCTAAGAGAATCACGCAATTGCGAACGATCCGTCAGAAGCGATTTAGAGAGCGCCGTAAAACCGTCAGTCGTCAACAGAATAACATCGGAGCCATACCGGGTATAAAACCTCCTGCCAGGAGGGCGGCCAATAAAGAAATGCCCTGCTTTAGTCCAGTTTGCAGCGTTACTCGGATCAGTGCCGGTATACATCAACACTTCGCCTTCAGTTGAAATGAAACATGCATATTCCTGAATGCCAGCGGCATTATCAATCGTCCATGTGATCATAGCCGCCAGTGAGCCGCCAAGATTCATCAGCGAGCCAAAGTCAAACACTTGGGCCGCGCCAGAGATAGCATTTGGAGCCAGGAACCACACTTTCAGCGTATTCTTTTCTACAAAGAATAGGCGATTGGCATAGATGTTTAGATGGATCAGATTGCGCGCATCTACGCCAGTAATGGCAGGCGTCACAATGAACGTACCAACGACAGTCGCATTCGTTGCCGGGACAGCGCTCATTGTGTATGTGAACGTCGTCGCGCTAGTTACAGTCACAATGAACGTGCCGTTATATTCATTCGGATTAGCGCCAGAAACAATAATCGTCGTGCCAGTCGTCAGATTGTGCGGCGTGCTTGTCGTATAAGTCGCAGTCGTGCCGACAAAGGTGATCGATACAGGACGTTGCACAATCGTATAAGTACCAGTGATCGTAGCATTGCTTCCAGGGACTTTAACGAAAGTACCAACTGGCGCAGCATTCGCGCCAGGATCACTTTGCATGTTATAAGTGAATGTCGTAGAACCTGTCGACGTTACTTGGAATGTGCCATTAAAGGCTGCTGGTGTGGCACCAGAGACGAGAACGAAATCACCCGTCACCAAGTTATGCGGAGTGCCAGAAGTCAGCGTAGCGAGCGTTCCAACGCGGGTAATGCTGCTAGTCGTCTGGTTGACAACATACTGGCCTACCGTCGTCGCGTTCGTCGCTGGCGTACCACCCATCGTATAAGTGAAGGTAGTAGCGCTCGTGACAGTGATATTTGCCGTTGCATTGTATTGTGACGGAACAGCGCCAGAAACAGTGACGTTATTGCCAGTGCTAAGCCCATGCGGAAAGATAGTCGTGAGCGTTGCCGTGGTGCCTGAGAATGTGATTGATGCAATCGCATACTGTCCCATCACATAGGTAAAGGTATTCGCGCCAGTCGAAGTGATGACATAAGCGCCGTTATACATCGTTGGCGTTGCGCCAGTCAGGCTGACAATCGTCCCGGTAGATAGCAGATGCGGCGCACTGGTCGTAGCCGTAGCAGTGCTGCCAGAATAGGTAATCGTGGTGATTGTTTGCGAGCCTAGGCCAGAGGCAGCTTTCCATGTCGTACCATCGTAAATCCGAGGGTAGTCTGTACCATTTACGGCATAAAGGAATGATCCGCCAGGCGTAGTAAAGTTCACATGCTGCCAGCGAGCATTGGTCAATCCTGTCACTACAGCCGCACCGTGCGCACCTTGAGCAGTAGCGTCATAGAATGAGCCATCTGAAGCAGCAAACAACTTGCTGGTTGCCCCGGCGTTATATGCCATCAGGCTTTCTACAGGCGCGGAATAGCCGGTTGACCAGCGCACAAAGCCCTTACGCAACTCTACACTTGTAGTATTCGGGAAGAAATTGGTGAGGATCGTCGCGTCAGTTGGCGGCATAGCGGCCAATGCATCACGCGCATTCAAGCCACCAGTAGGAGCAGGAAGCGTGAGTGTCTGTGCCGGAGGTTGTTGTGGCGGTCGTTTTTGGCGGGGAATGAACATTTAATTTAACAATGTTGTCTAATTGCCAAATCCACTGTCGGGCAGGTTCTCCCATCCGATAAGCGTATTCAACGGATCAGGAGCCATATGCAGCGTTGCGCTGCCTGAGTCATTCGCCTTAGCAATCGACCAGAGATTTTCAAACTCGGACGTATATTGATCACCAAAGCCTTTGGCCTGGTAATAGGCATTCTTCAGGCCGACAATCATCAGCCCATCAGGGAAGATGCAAGTATCGCTATCGGCAGTGAAATACTGCTTACGAGTGCCGGTTGAGTCCAGAACCGCGCCATTGCTGATGTATTCAAAGCCGAGATATTCCGGCGAGCTGACAGCAGGCCAGATCTGGAAGAACCCGCCGAGATATGTCCAACGGATACGAGGGCCAGTCGAAATATAACCGGACTTCAACCATTGCCATTGCTGAGGCGTTTCAGGGCCAAGCATTTCCCAATGTTTAGACTTGTCCCATTGAGTACGATCAATTGGGCGATCATAGTCAGCAGGCATCGCATATTTGGTCTTGCAGAAGGTGATCGGGATACCAGTTCCCGATGCACTTGCTGCCTGAGTCATCGTGACTTGAGTAGCGGAATCCTTGGTCTGGATATACGTATCATTATTCACGCCAGTAGCGACAATTTGATACGTATTATCGAGTCCGGTTGTATTCGCAATAGCCGTAACGATCGGACTATTGGCTGTAACCGTTCCTGTAGTCTGCAAGAATTGCGTAGTGAATCGATATTCGACGCGCAGAGACTGCCAAATGTAATCGCGCTGCAAATCACTCAGGACGCGATTCAGCAATGCAAACAATTGAATCGTATCGGTTGAAGTTGAACCGGCTACCAATGTAGGAACTGGGATTGCCATTTCCTGTGTTGCAGCCTGGATGATTTGCAGCATGGTTTTCATGAATTAGCTTTCTTTCGGTGGGCGTCCACGTCGCGGGGCTTCTTCGGATTTTACTTCTTCTGGAGCGCTTTGCGTTTGATTTGCCAGCATTTCAAAATGAGCCTGCATCTTCTGCATTTGCTCTTTCATCGCCAGATTCTCAGCTTCCATTGCTTTCAGGCGCTCATCGCCTTTAGCTGCTGCTGATTCATCAGATGCCAGTTTCAAATAGCGTTGGGCAGCTTCACGGAATGCATAAGGCGACATACCGGCCAGCATACCAATCTGCTGAATATTCGAGTCAGAAGCATTCGCCACGTCTTCAACAGAAAGAAACTTCAACGCTCGCAATTCTTCTGCTTGAGCAGGAGTAATACGCGGCCATTGATTAATTGGGGTCTTACCTGCCAAACGCTGATCACCTTGCATCTTGTTCTGATAATGCGCCCATTGCAGCGGGAAGCGGCGCTTATGATCATCGCGCACAAAGGTTTCAACGATGTTCTTATCATCGCCAGGGACATAGATCCGCACCATGTCGCAATCATCAAAAATCGGGCGTCCTTCTTGTTCAGTCCTGAAGTTATTCTTCAACGGTTTGCTAAAGAAAACAACAGACAGGCGAGCATCAGGATTAGACGCGCCTACGAACTCAGGATTATTCAGATCAGAAGCTAGCATTTGACTCATTTTTGATTCCCTTCAAGTAATTGAGGTAGTCAGTTAAGAAAATGGGGAGCTAAGTCCCCATTGATTACGCGCTGATATTGGCGAAGTAATTACCATCACCACGTGCTACGAACTCACCAGCTTTACCCGCTGCAATCGATACTGCCGCATTGGTTGCTCCAGTCCCGATTTTAAAGCCTACAGGCGGATAAACTGACAAAGTATTAGCGCCATTATTCACTACATACAGTGCATCATTAGCAGTAACACGAAGTACTGGCAGAATCGCACCAGTGCTAGCAGCTACAGTAGTGAATTCCATAGTGCTGGAAGTAATTGCGAACGCGGTAGC